AAGGCTGATGCAGAAGCTAAAGAAAAGGCTGAGGCAGAAGCTAAAGAAAAGGCTGATGCAGAAGAAGTAGAAGCTGCTGCTAAACTAGCATCAGAGCAGCAAGAAACTAAATCAGAATTTAACACACTATCAGGATTAATAAATAAAAATTCACCCGAACAAGTACCAACTTCTGAGCCGACAAACACTTTAGAACAAGTACCAACTTCAGAAGAACCACAACCTGCTTTAAATTCAATACTTCCAAATGAATTAGATTCATCCGATGAAGAACCTCCTAAATTAACGGGTGGTGGTTTTAAAAACGTTCAATTACATAAACAAATAAAAAAATTAAATAAAAAATTAAATACATTAAATAAAAAGATAAGCAAAAAAAGAAGAAATAAATCTGTATTTAAATCAAACAAAAAAAATAAATATTTTATGTAATTAACTTCATTATAATAGATGAATTATTGTCTATTTCTTTGAATCCAAATGTTTTATAATAATTATACAAAGCATCTTTATTTGGATTATCATTTCTTATTTCTATTTTTAAATCAGTGTAAGTGTAATTTAATCCAATTTTATTTAATTTTTTTTGTTTTACAATATCTAATATATGATGTATTAATAAACTCATGTACCCTTTTTTTCTAAATAAATTATTTGTACATACAGTCCATATGGTATTGTTACTTATACATAAATATGAAATTGGTTCTAAATCTTTAGATATTAAAACAACACTATAATATGTGTTCAAAAAACTATTAATCAAACTAATATTATCAAGTTCGTATATAGTATCATCATCACTATGTTCATAGTTGAAACATCCTTGTTTTAATTTTTTATTTTTATCAAATAACATAGTCAATAATTTATTGTAAAATGTTTTATTATCATCTGTAATATTAATAGATTCTAGATTAGGATTATGTATATGTAATATGTAATTGTTATTTGCTTTTGTATAATAATATTCAATAGTGTCGCTTGTATTATCCATTATATTATTTTGTATTAAACTAATTTCCATTAATATATTAATGGAAAATATTATTGTAAAAAAATCAAATATTGATAACATTGGTATATTTAGTAAAGTTAATACCAAACCAAATGATATAATAGGAATTATACTATATTTTAAATTTCATTGTATACTATATAAAACATTAATTGGTAAATATATAAATCATAGTAAAAATAATAATTGTAAATGTATAAATATTAATGGTATTTATTATTTAGAAAGTATTGAAACTATATCGAAAAATACTGAACTAACATTAAATTATAATGATACTCCATGGTTTATTTTAGGAGAATGGAGTATTTAAGATTCATCATCATTCATTTTACCATGACTTTCGTTATAACCATGTCTATGGAAATGTAAGTGTTTATTTGGTACATTAAATTCATTTTTCTTTGTTAATATATTTTTATCTGTATAGCTTGTAAAATAAAATTGTTGATTATCATTTCCATTTGTACAATAATTTGAGGTATAAAAATTATCCGTGTGTGTTTCATCTTTTTTTATATCTTTCCCTTTTTTATTGACAGAATCTTCAGTAGTAATATACTCAAATGGATATCTTTCCATACATTTTAATTGTTTATATTCATCGCCATCACGTTTGTCTACTGTAAATGATATAGATCTAATACCATCTTTCCATTCAGGTCCTAATTTTGTAACATCCATAATACCTGGAGGCTTTACTACTTTATATACTGAATCTTTCTTTTTTTTTTCTTCTTTTTCTTTTTCGGTTTGTTCTCCCAAATCTTCTTCTTCTTCGGATAATGCTTCTGCTACAGCTGATTGTTTTAATAAATTCATAGTTGAATTATCACTATCCTCGTCATCAGATAAATTAAATCCATAGTTTGGTTTGTTATATATTATAGCTATAAACTTATCTTTAATGGATTCATCATAATCTATCTTTAAACTAAGCCATTTACCATTATCATATATATTCATAAATTCTGTAGGATCCCCTAAAAATGGCAAATTAGTAGCTTTGTCATAATTAAATCCTATTTTTAACTGTCTTCCTGTATAATTAATTTTTGAAAATAAATTAAATGGTTTCAAGGGTACAACTGATTTTACATTTATAGGACGGCTACCATTCAACATTTCTATATGTGTTTTATCTATACATTTTGTTTTGTTATTATCAGAATCTTTTAAGCATATTTCTTTGTCAAAATGAACTGGCATGTTTTTAATATAATTTAATGTTTTAGTATCAATATCAATACCGTTCAAATTAATTGAACCTTTAACAAACATTGTATCAGTAACATTAATATCATATTTTATAGGTTGAATTCCCCAATTGTATATTTGTACCTCCTTTGTTTTAAAATTATTTAATTTTGTATTAAATGGTATTGAACCAACCGATTTAGTTCTTGTTTCATTTCCATTTGTTTGAAAATTTCCACTACAATTTAATGTATATGCTGATGCTAAATCATCATTATCTAGACATATATTCAAATATACATATTTTTTGTTTATTTTTTCTTTATTTATAATCAAAAAACTATCTGTTAATTTAACTGGTATTTTTAATCCTTTTAATGTATCAAAATCATATATATCATCATTCATTTCATGATTAGCATAAAAATCAAAATTAGATTGTTTGTTAGCATTCTTAATCAAATCATTTAAATTTGTATTAACTTTGTCGTTATTTTTATTTGATGTCCCTGATGTCGTTGGAGTTCCAGAAGATAGGGTGGTTTTGTTCACTGATGTTTCGATAGATTCATTATCGTACAATGTATTTGTGTGTTTAATATTCATTATAGTACCTGTATCAATAGAATTACACGTATTTTGTAAAACAATTTCATCAGCAACAATTTGTTGATAACCTACAAATTTTTTTTGCAATTTTCCATCTTCGTCAAGGTATTTCACAAAATTATCATTGTTTATGTCATCACCGTATAGATCTTTTTGTTTTTGTTTCATTTCGTCAAATGTTTTAGATTCACTTTCCATACCATCACATTCAGAAAAGATGTCTGAATTACTATAATGATAATATAGATCCTCATTTTTAGCATAACTTGGAATAATAATCCATTTTCCATATTTATTAACTTCTTTAAAATCATCATAACAATAAATATCAACAACATTTCCACAGCGGGTACCATTTATCATACCAGATGAATCGCACATACAAATATATCCAGTTTGTGTTCCTAAATTTTTGATNGAAATTTCATCCCCATAATGTATTATACCATTTCTACCTATTCTTTCAGAATCGTAAAAGGACCATAGTCCAGTATTATTTAAATTATCTAAATTTTTGATGTGTTCTTCATAGTTATTATTTTCAAGTTTAATAGTTGTATTTGACGAAAACACACACTCCGTTATATTTTCTGATTCTTTCTTTAAACATGGAATATCTGGCGATTGTTTTGGACAACTAACACCATTATTCAAATAATAAACATCTTTATATTTAGGATATTTAATTTCTCCTTCTATAATTTTTGTATTATTATAATATGTTTTAGTTAAAAAAAAATAAAATTTAGTTTTGTATGTAATATAGTGTTGGCTTTCATCTCCTAATAAAATAGATGATTTATCTAATTTTATTTCATCTGTTATTTCATTATCTTTTATAATTTGATTGTATAATGAAAAATGTGATATAAACTTATTTTTATATATCATTATTAGAAATAATAAAATAATAATTATCAAAAATATTATTATTTGAATCATTAATATAAACTTATATTTTTTTAATTTATTCTATAGGGGTATGTTCATCATGTCTATTTATTATGTAATTATTAGTTTTATAATTTTTATCTAATAAATCAAAATCATTGAGTAAGTCTCCATGTTTTATTACAAAATTAGATTTATTATTTTCTTCAAATTTTTCTGGACATGTATTGTCTTTTAATGTTTCTAAATCGTAAATTTTACTACCTTCATATGTATATTGTTTATTAGGAGTTATAGATTTAGTCCAACCTCTTTTTGTTTTTAAAGCTCTATCACATTTACCACCGGAACTTGCCCAACAAATATTAGATGAAATATCATGTTTTGCAGTACATCCATAACGATTTGCTACTGCGTCATCTTCATTTACACCAACGATACTGTAATCATATTCAATTTCTGATGTACGTTTCTTCAAAGCACGTTCAGGTAATAATCCTGTAATACTAGATCCATCAGGTCCAGATATATTAGTTTCAGTATTTATTTTAGAACCTCTAAATCTTGGACGACAATGTTTTTTACCAGTTTTATCTTTTAATTTACGTCTCCATTTACCACTTGATGGACCCATATCTGGTCCACACGTATAACATTTTTTTTTCCAACCATCTTCAGGTTGATTTGGTCCATAATAGTTTCGTCCTTCTTCCCATTTTGCTACAACTCTATCAGATGTATCTACATCTATTGATGACATTCCCATACATTGTAATTGTCCATCATTATTTCTATTGTTTTTAGATTGAAAATTAACATCTATGTTACCTTTTAATTTTGATACATTATTATTAGTTATACACGCATCATCTATACATATAGAATGTTTTCTAAACTCTGGCAAATTTAAAGTATTATATAATTCATCTTTTCTAATACATACAATATCATTAGGATCAACTGGATTTTGAATACATAACTTATTAATATTCAAATTATCCAGATTATAACTATGTTTATTATCTTTATCTAAAAATAAATTTTTGTTTGAATATACATTTGGATCATTTGTATTCAAGGTATTTTCAAAATGTTCATGTTTATAATTTATAACATAAACAATAATTATTAGTAAAATGAATAATAATATAAAATGTCTATACATATAATTATAAAATATTTTATCTAAATTAAAAAATTATTAAGTCCTATTTTATCATATTTCCAATAATTTTTAATTGTTTTCTTATTATTTTCATATAAATCTAATTGTAACTCAGAATTATCCAAAAAAATATTACTATTTGATTCAAATATCGAAGTTTGTTGATTCATAATAAAACCTAATGATTTAATATATTTATATGCTCCTGGATGTATTTTAGAATTATTATCAGAAAAAATCATATCAATTGGTTCAAAAATGTTATGTTCTTCTGTGTTATAACTATTTTCAGAATCATTTTCTAATATATTATTAATTAATATAGTATTATTTTTATAATAGGATTCCATCAATTTATATACTATGCTATTATCAACTTTATTATTAGATAATAATACAAATTTAACAGCTTTAGATACAAATGTGTAAGTAGAATCTAAATCTTCATTATAATTACTAATTGTTACATTTTTTGTATAAAAATAGTTATACAAACTATCTAATGGAGTATCTTTGAATGTTATATCTAAAAATAATACATCTTTGTTATCTATTAATTTTCTTATATAGCTATAATTATATATATTCAACAAAAAAATTCCATCACATTTATTATTATTAAAATCGTTCATTAGTGTATCAATATCTAAATTCATGTAAAATATAGTATACTCATCATATACTTTATTTTTATCTCGCGAAGATATATTTATTGGTTTTAATCCATACATATACAATAAAATCATCAATCCATTGAAAGATACACTATACAGTTCTTCGGTGCCTACAATAAAATGTCGTTTATTATTTTTATAAAAATCTTTCAAATCATGAATACTACTAATATTATTTAAATTATTTTTGGATAATATATTTGTGATAAAGTAATAATAATTATAATATATACCAGTAATATGTCGTAAATTAACTAATTTATTACTTTTATAACTATTTAAACCTAAATAACTATCTAAATAATTATTTTCATTATCTATACCAAATTGTATAACATTATTATTCAAATCAGACAATAACTCAGTTGATTTAGTGTAATATATTATTTTAATATTCAACTTAGATAATTTTACCAATAATTTAGTAAATTTTAAAGTAATATCATTATTGACAATACCAATACTATATTCAGTATTAGATGAAAGTGATGTAACTATAGTTCCTTGAATATTATAAAGTATTAATAGTATCAAAACTATAATAATTATATATAAATTCATTAATATAGTCTAATAAAAATAAAAAAAAAATAATTCTATATTAATATGAATAAAAATTTAAGAATTCAATTGGCTATAATTTTATATTTATTATTTATAGCAGTATTAATAATACTTAAACCAACATATATATATAAAAAAGATGGCACAATGAAAAATTTTGGAACTGGAAAACATAATACTATATTTCCATTATGGTTATTAATATTTATAGGTGCATTTTTTTCATATTATTTATCAAACATTATCATATTTATATATGTATTGAAAAAAAATTAAATGTTAACTTCTTTAAACTATTATTGTGTAGTAAATGATTTGTAATTGATTCAATATTGTACTCATTTTTGTATTCTAAAAAATAAATATTATTTGTATTCGGAATTTTTTTTTTAATATTGTATATTTCGCAATTTGTTTTCAACAGTTCAAATAAATATTTTAAATATTTAATTTTTTTTTGATATTTTGATACTATTACTATTTTTTTTTTGAAGGATTTTTTAATTAAATATTTGAATATCGGTGATATTTTTACACTATTATCAAATAGTTCTTCTTTTGATTCTAATAAATATGTCAAATTCTCTAATGTATTATTACATCGACAATATGGACATACAAATATATTTTTTTTTAATATTGATTGAACACAATTAGAACAAAAATAATGGTTACATTTCGTTTTTATATTATTTTTGTCATTAAAACAAATATTACATGTACCTGATTTATAGTCATCATCTATTTGTATATTAATATTCAATGGATTATTTTCTTTAATTTTAGTTATATTAGTTTTTGTTATTTTATACGAATAATTTCTAAATAATATAGTATTTAATAAATTGTATATAAGTTTAGATGTTATTAGATGGTATAGATTTAAATTGAAATAATTATAATAAAGTTCTAATAATTCTCCAACTTTAATATTATTAATTTTGTTGACACAAATAAATATTTTTTTATATCTTATAGAATCAATATTTATGGATGTATCTAATACTATTACATTATCCCAATATAATTTTGTATAATCTTTTGATATAGTTGATGTAGTAACATAATTACATTTAATCTTTTTTTTTTGTTCACTATTACATATAATTAATGTATTCTTTAGTTGTAATGCTGTAAATTCATCTATTAATTTAATACAAATATCATAAAATATTATAGAACCATTAATTTTATAATACTTATGAGTATCTTTATTATCTATAATATTTTTATTAATTATATCTAATTTTAATTCATTTAATGGATAAAAGCAATAATTATTACTTATATAATCTAAAGTTTTTGTAATTTTTTTGTTAAAAGATTTATTTATACATACAATATCTTGTACATAATCATTTATATCTACTATTGATATGTTATTCATACATATTTTGTATAGTATATCAAAATCAGGAATAGGAATAGAATTATCAAAATAATATTTTAGAGATTTATAATTTAATTGAATGTATATTTTTATATTATGTTTGGTATAAAAGGAATCATTTTTTTTTTTTGAATATTTTTTCTTTTGTAATATACGTTCAACTTTCAATGAATATAAATCTTTATTTTTTGGAACATTTAGTATGCTAAACATCAAATTATTTTTAGAATCGTAAAAATTGTTGTTTCTTTGAATAAACTTATCATTTACATAATTATATGAATGAAATAGAGTTATATTTTTCATACTATAGATTATGTTAAATTCTTTAAATATTAAGCGGTTAAATAAAAAAAATTTATTATTATAATAAACTATATAATGGAACAGTTAATGTCAATGGTTAATCCTGAAATGATGCAAACATTGATGAATAATCCAGAAATACAAAAAATGATGAAAGACCCAAATTTAATGAATAAATTTAATGATATATTAGGGGAAAATGGTGGTGGGGATGAAGCCTTACCAAATTTAAATCCAGAATTATTCAATGGATTATCTAACCCTGTTAATAGTTGTCCAGATGAAACTAGTTGTTGTCCAGATGAAACTAGTTGTTGTCCAGATGAAACTAGTTGTTGTCCAGATGAAACTAGTTGTTGTCCAGATGAAACTAGTTGTATAAAATATAAAAATGGAACTAAAATTACAACATGTAATTTAAAAAATGGATTATATAATAATAAAAATGGAACTGTAGAAGATAAATTAGATAATGGTAGATATGTTATATTATTTGATGATGGAAGAACAGCATCTATTAAAAAAGAAAATTTTAAAGATAGATATGAAAATTTAGAAATTATTGAATAATATTGAATAATATATTTAAAAGAAAAATATTTATATACATAATGGATAATTTAGTTATTGATTTATTTGATAAAAAAATTATTTATAATAATCCAATTAAAATTAATTATGATTTTTTATTATCCCAGCCATATTTGATAAATAATATTGTTAAATTTATGTATGACAAAATAAAATTGTATGATTATACTCATATTATAGGAATCCCTGGAATAGCATCACATATATGTTCTATTTTGTCATATAATCATAATATACCATTATTAATATTTAATAAAGACATTGTTAAAGGATTAACCGACAATAACATTAAAGTAATACTTATTATAGACTCAATAGATAGTGGTAAAAGGGTTAGTAATTATATTCATAAATTAGAATCAAATAAATTAAAAGTTATTAATATTTTAAGTTTTTATAAAACAAATAATGATACTACATACTTTATAAATAATTATAAATTAACCTCATTGTTGTATGAAACCAATATACAGAAAATATTATCAGAAAATATTAAAAATTATAATTATAGTGAAAAAACAACTAAAAAGAATGATATTAATTTTTTAATTAAAAATAAAAATACAAAATTAATATATGATTGTACATTAACAAACATAAAGGATATAATAACAAGAGTAGATAATATAGGAAAACATATAATAGGATTAAAAATATGTAGTAATAAAATTGATAATTTTTGTATTAGTTATGGGAATGCATTACATAAATTAGCTATGAATCATAATTTTATAATAATTGATGATATAGGATTATCTAATTTAAAACATATAGATATAGATAAATATAAATGGGCTGATATTTTAACGTCATATAAAAATATTAATATTAATTTTAATTTAGTATACATTTCAAATACACTATCAGATAATAATATAATTTTAAATAATAATTTTATAGGTATTTTAGGTTCATTAAACAATAATTATATAAATATTTCAGATACACTGAATACTACAAATGATTTGAAAAATATAATTATAGATAATTATGATCTTATTACAATATCATTCAATTTATTCAATGATAAAGTAATAAATTATATTAATTCAAGATTGAAAAATGATTAATGATATCATTATGAATATTATCATACACAGATTTTATACTTCTATGAACTATTTTTTTAGAATCTAATGGATTTACAATATTTTCATTATTGTTTGTTGTAATTTCTCTTCCTAAATAATAATTTATAGTATCTAAAAAACTATATTTTTTTTCATATTGTTTTTCTGGTACTTTTTTTTTTAAAAGTATAAGTTTTATTATCAAATTTATTATATCTATATCACACCTAAAAATATGTGTATCAAATGATACATATTTATTAACAACTTCATTTGAATATTTATAATCAAAATTTATATTCTGTTTTAATATATTTATATCTATTTTAGTAGAATAATATAATGGTGATTCATGGTAAACATCTACTTTATATTTTTGTTTTAAAATATCAATTATTCCATTATCTATACTATTAATAATTAAATTCATTTAATTATATTTAAGATTTTTTTTTTTTTTTTATATGCTATTATTATAAAATGAAAGGTGGAAAATTCAATAAATTAATGAAATCAATTGATAAGGAACAAATATGTGTTGGTATTTTAATAATAGTACTTGTTGTATTAGTTATAGTATATGTTAATAAAAATAATGAAGGTTTTAATGATGGAGATAAACCAACATTATATTTTTTCTATGTAGACTGGTGTCCACATTGTACTGATGCTAAAAAATATGTTTTTGATGACAGTATATGGAATAATAATGAGTCATTAACAAATATAAATAATGTAAATTTAGTAAAAGTTGATTGTGAAGGTTCTGAAAAAAATAAAGAATTAGCAAGAAACAATAATGTTAAAGGATATCCAACTTTAGTATTAGAGACAAATAATAATAAAGTCCATTATAAAGGAAATCCTAAATCACCAGCAAAAGTTAATGAGTTTATAAGCAATGAGTCTATAAATAGTTGTAATCAAGGTACACCGCATGAAACACACGCTTAAATAAACTATATATTGAAATAGTCTTTAAACTGCTCTGATTCTATAGATTTTTTTGTCTTTTTATATGTATCTTCTATTAGATTTATTTTAGTATTATATTCTATATTAAAATCGAAACCATTAACAGTTTCAGTCTCAATTAATAATGTATTTTCTTTATATTCATCATATCTAGAACGAATTAGATTATGATGTGAACAAAACATTATATTTAACATGTAGTCTTTAATATTTTCTATTTTATGACATTTATTCAATTTATTTACAACTAATATTCCATAAGTATTATGTTTTTCATCTTTAAAATATTCAATTGGATAGTGACTTGCTATACCCCCATCAGAATAATATTTATTGTTAATTTTAATAGGATTAAACAGTAATGGAATAGCAATAGACATCATTAATCCTTTTTTAACTTGTATATCTGGGGTATTAATATGATCAAAATATTCAATATCCATTGTATTTATACAAGTTGCTGTAACTATTAATTTTTTATTAGTTATATCAAACAATTCCTTAAATGTAATGTTTGAATTTTTAAGTTTAGCTTCTAGAATAATTGTAATAATTCTTTCGAAACTTTCTCCATTATCCAATCCAAAATTTTCAAAAAAATTTAGTATATTATCGGTAGTAATATTTTTCAAATTTGTTGTATTTATTTTCAACACTATTTCCTCTATTTCTTTGTACTTAAAACCCAATACACATAATGCTGATATCAAAGCCCCAGCAGAAGTTCCTATATAGGACTCAACGTGTTCAAATAAATTTTGTTCTTCGAAGGCCTTTATAAATCCTAAAAAACTATATATTTTTACACCACCCCCACTAAATACTATATTTTTAATCATATTAGTAATATATATAATATTTTTTTGTATTATATTTTTAAATAATGTCTATGTTAAATATTAATGATTTATTTACAGATAAAAATGAAAAAGAAAAATTAAAAGAAAAAATTTACGATGATGTTTTAAAACAATGTCATAAAAAAATAGTAAGAGCAGTTAAACTTAATCCATATAATAATTATTGTTTTTATGTTATACCTAAATTTATATTTGGGGTTCCATTATATAATATTAATAATTGTATTTATTATTTAATTAATAATTTAACAAAAAATGGGTTTAACATAAGTTATACACATCCAAATTTGTTAATAATAAGTTGGGAAAAACAAAAAGAGAAAAAATCTAATCTCTTGTTAGAACCTAAATCAAATATAAAATCTATAAGTGATTATAAACCTTCAGGTAATTTGATTTATAATAGAAATCAATTAACTGACTTAAATAAAAAAAAAAACTATTTGTTAAATTAATACAAATTATCTAATAAGTTATGTTTGTATATTTTATTAACTAATTTAAAAAGTCCTTCTAATATTATTATTACAAATATTCCAAATAATATAAATAATATTATATCATGAATATTATTATCTAAACTACTATTATCTAAATTATCTTTATTTTCAAGTTGATCAATCAAAAAATTTATTTTAGTATTTATTTCATTAATTTGTGGATTTAAATTAGTATCATTAGTTTCATTTGTTTTTTTTGAATTTTTATTTTTTTTTTTTTTTTT